ATAACGGCGCCGAGATGCAGGCATGGTTCGACACGCACCGCCACCATGAGGTCACGCTCACGCTCGACGATGGTGTGGATCCCGCGACCGTGGTGCGGGGCAAAGCCTCGGCCGGAGAAGCGGAGACCGCTGCCGGGGTGACCCTGTTGCCCGCGCTGACGCTCGCCGACTTCGACGCTGACGGACTCGAGCTCGACGCGTTGGCACTGATCCGCGCCGGTGCTGGCCCCAACAACACGCTCTTTGCCACACCGCCCCGCGGAACCGTGGGCGCGCTGCTCGATGGTGAGCTCGGCCTCGGCGCGGACGGAGCTGCGATCACCCGGATTCGCCGGCGCAACGGCAACATGTTGCTGATCAACGACAATGCGCCCCTTTCGCTCCGGGACTATTTCAGTCCGGGCGGCGCGGGCGCCGATCTCACGCTCTACCTTCGGACCCGCGACGACGTCGTTTCGCTGCCCGTCTCCACCCACGGCTCCGACGGCCGCAACTACATTCAATTCGGCCCGGTCGGCACCGCCTTCGACGCAATGCTCGACGGAATCGACGCGGGGGACCGTTTCATCTTCGCGTTCGCGCGCCCGGCCCCACCGGTGGACGCGGTACACGGCGTGGCCGGGGCCGCTGGCGCGGAGACGACGCTCCACCTTCTCCGCGTGTCTCCCGAAGTCAACATGATTCGGGGCCATCTCGCCGCCGCCAGAACGGTGGTGGCTGCGAGCATCCGGCGCATCGACCCGCCGCACGACCGATACCAACGCACCTTGCGCGAAAGCGGGCCGGCCGATCGCCTGCTGACCGCGCTCGAGATCGCGCATCCGTCCATCGCCCAGCCGGTGCGGGTCATCAACGATACGGAAGACCGGCGGATCGAGGGCAGCGATTACGTGGCGCTCCGCTTCGATGCGCGGCTTGTGGACGATATCGCGGGCCAGGCGCCGCAGGCCGAGCTTGCGATCGACAACGTTGGCCGCGCGCTCACGCAGTGGATCGAGGCCACGGGCGGGGGCGTCGGCGCCACCGTGCGCGTCATGCTCGTGCTCGATATCCCGGACCCGCCGGTCGAATGGGAGGTGACGCTGGACGTGGCCGGCATGACGATCGATCAGGAGCGTGTGACCGCGCGCTTGGGCTTCGATCCCCTCTTGGGCGGCAATGCCGTGACGCTGCGCCACGACCCCGAGACCTCGCCGGGGCTCTTTTGATGATAGCCCCCCACCTCACCCCGGCCCTCTCCGCCCCCAGGGGCGGAGAGGGAGAAAAGGGCCGGGCCGAAGGCCCGGAGCGCGCGACCGCGCGCCCGCCGTTGAGGGAACATGAATAAGACCGGCGCTGGACTGGCATGGTGACGAGTAATCTCCATTGGGCCGAGGCCTATATCGGCCGGCCCTATATCGAGGGCCGGCACGATTGCGCGGATTTCGTGGCCGCCGTGCTGCGCGAGCGCTTCGGGCGCGAAATCGTGCTGCCGGGCCGGGCCGGGAACGTGCGCGCCCGGGATGCGCAGATCGCGGTCATGAAAGGCGCCTACGCCCGGCGCACCACAGCGCCCTCGGAAGGCGACGGCGTGCTCATGGCGGCGGCCGGGCGCGGGCGCTGCATGGGCCATCACATCGGCATCTGGTGCGCGCCAGGCGGCGAGCCGCACGTGCTGCATTGCCTCAAGGGCGTGGGCTCGATCCTCCATCCGCTGCGCGATCTCGGCCGCCGCGCCCTCGTGCTCGAAGGGGTCTATCGGTGGCTCTAACGCCCTCAAGCAGCGAAGCGATAGGGCGACTCAAGAGTCCGCCCTCAAGCAGCGAAGCGATAGGGCGACCCAAGAATCCGCCCTCAAGCAGCGGAGCGATAGGGCCGGCCGTCATAACCGATCTCTGGCCGCACGGGCTTACGGCCCAAGGCCGGGCCATGCGCGCCGTCGCGCTCTCGCCCGGCGCCACGCTCGCCGAGCTGGTGGCGAAGGAATGGCCGGGGCCGGCGGGCGATATCGCCGCTTCCGTGAACGGCCGCCCCGTGCCGCGCGCGGCCTGGGCCGAAACGCCGCTCGCGGGCGGCGAGATCGTCACCCTGCGCGCCCGCCTGGCCGGCGGCGGCGATGCCAAGGACCCACTGCGCCTGGTGTTTCAGATCGCCTTTCTCGTCGCCGCCGTCGTCGTGCCGCCCCTGCTGTTCTCCTCAAGCTGGGCCCAGGCGCTCGCCGGCGCCGCCATCACCGTGGCCGGCGGACTCGTCGTCAACGCCCTCTTCCCCATCCTGCCGGCGGAAGCCGGCGGCCGCCCGCCCGCGCCGGTCTACAGCCTCACAGGCGGCGCCAACCGCGCACGCCCCTATCAGCCGCTGCTGCTCGTGATGGGCGCGCACCGCGTCTTCCCCGATCTCGGCGCGGCCGAATACACCGAGATCGCGGGCGACGAGCACTACCTGCATCAGATATTCAACTTCGGCCTCGGCGATCTCGCCGTCTCCGATCTCGGCATCCGCGAAACGCCGCTTGCCAGCTTCGACGAGGTCGAGACCGAATGGTCCGACGCCGCCGGCGCCATCGCGCTCGTCGCCGGCAACGTCGACAGCATCGCCGGCGCCGTGCTCGAGGACACCGCCTTTATCGAGCGCACCACGGCCGCCGGCACGCGCCGCCTCGGCATCGATATCGCGGGCCGCCTGTTCCGCGTGAGCGACGAGGGCGATATCGGCGCCAACAGCGCGGCGATCGAGATCGAATGGGAGCCGGCGGACGGCGCGGGTCCCATCGAGCGCCGCGCGGTCACGCTTGCCCATGACAGCCAATCGCCGCTCCGGCGCACGCTTAGCTACGACACGGCCACGGCCGGCGCCTGGACCGTGCGCGTGCGGCGCATCGCCAATCCCAGCACGTCCGATCGCATCTACGACGATCTCTCCTGGGCCGCGCTCCGCGCCTATCAGGTCGATACCGGCGATTACCTGGGCCAGACCCGCCTCGGGCTGCGCATCCGCGCCTCGGGCCAGCTCTCGGGCCGGATCGACCGGCTGTCCGCGATGGTCCGCCAGCGCGTGCCGGTCTGGACCGGGCTGCGCTACAGCGCGCCTGAGCCCTCGTCCAATCCCGCCTGGATATTCCGCTGGTACGCGCGCGGCATCCGTATCGCGGGCCGCCTCGTCGCCGGCGTGGGTCTCGCGGACGCGCGCATCGACGAGGCCTCGATCACGGCCTGGGGCGCCTGGTGCGATAGCCAAGGCCTCGAATGCAACATGGTGCTCGATCGCGCGCTCTCCCATGCCGACGTGCTCGCGCTGATCGCCCAATGCGGGCGCGCGAGCCCAAGCTGGCAAAGCGGCAAGCTCGGCGTGGTCTGGGAGGACGCGGGCCGCCCGGCCACGGCCCTGGTCACCCCCGGCAATATCGTCGCCGGCTCCTTCGCCGTGGAATATGCCGCCGGCCAGGCCGCGGACGAGATCGCCGTGCGCTATATCGAGCCCGATCTCGATTGGCAGTACAACACGCTCCGCCGCCTTGCGCCGGGCGTGCAAGGCCCGCCGGCGCGCACCGCCACGGTGACGCTCGCCGGCGTCACCGACAGCAATCAGGCGGCGATCATGTGCAACCTGCAGGCCGCGCGGCAGTTCTACCACCGCCGGCGCCTCTCGTGGGAGATGGCGGCGGAGGGGCTTTCGCTCGCGCGGGGCGATGTGGTGCACATCACGCATTCGCTGATCGACGGCGGCCAAGCCGGCCGGCTCAGGGGCGGCACGGCCGATACCGTCATCCTCGACCGCGCGGTCGACTTAAGTGCCGGCGCGCTCATGCTGTTCCGCCTGCCGGACGGCGCGCTGCATCAGAGCGCGGTGCGCCCGCCCGCCGGCCAGGCGCTGCCGACCGATACCCTCGATCTCGACGATCCCCTGCCGGACGCGCCGGGCGCGCACGGGGCATCGCCGCTGGATACCTTGTGGCGCCTCTACGATACCGCCGCGCCGCCCTTGCGCGCGCGCATCACGGCGGTCGAGCCCGCGTCCGACCGGCGCATCCGCTTCGCCGCCATCGACGAGATCGACGCCTACTACGCCGCCGCCACGGCCGATCTCTCCGCCCCGCTGCCGGCGCTCGCGCGGCGTGCGCCCCGCGTGCTCGGCGTCACATTCGCCGAAACCCTGGTGCGCGTGGGCGCGGGCTTCGCGGTCGAGATCGCCGCCGCGCTTGCCGTCGCCGGCGACTGGCGGGGCGGCGTGATCCGCGCGGCGATCGACGATGCGCCGGCCCGTATCGTGGCCCGGCTCGTGGACGGCGAGAGCGCTGCGCAATGGCTGGCCCCGCCCCAAGGCACGCTCAATGTCACCGTGACGCCCGGCACCGAGGCCGCGCCGGCGGGCGCGCCATTCGCCGCAAGCCATACGATCACCGGCGCCCTCGCGCCGCCCGGCGCGCCCTCCAACTTCCTGATCGACGTCCTGGGCGACGGCACGCGGCGCTTCCGCTGGCAGCCGCCCGCCGATATCGATCTCGCCGGCATCCTCATCCGCTACGCCGCCGCCGCCGGCGGGCCCGCGCCGCTATGGGAGACCATGACGCCCTTGCACCGGGGCGTGCTGACCGCCTCGCCGCTGGAGACGGTCGAGCCCGCGCCGGGCGAGTGGATATTCGCGGCCCGCGCGGTCGATACCGGGGGCCGGCTTTCCGCCGGCGACGTGCGCATCCGCGCCGAGCTTGGGCCGCAGCGCCTGGGCGATGCGCTGCTCTGGCGTTGCCCGGCGGCAGAGGGCTGGCCCGGCACAATCACGGGCGCCGAGCGCTCGGGCGACGGCCGCGATGCGCTGGAGGGCGCGGGCGCCTATACATGGGACGATCTCGCCACGTGGGACGCCTGGGAAAGCTGGGGTGCGGGCGACGGCGGCCAGGCCGCAAGCGAGATCGCCTTTACCGCCGATGCAATCGATCTCGAGGCCGTGCTCGACGTGGCGCTGCAATGGGCCGCCGAGGCGGCGGGCGCGGCCGCCTTCGAGTACCGCGCCGCCGCCAGCCAGGCCGCGCTCGCCGCCGCCGCCTGGGCCGCCTATGCGCCGGGCACCACGATCGCCGCGCGCTGGCTGCAATTGCGCTGGCGCGTGACGGGCGCGGGCGACCGCGTGCTTTCCCTCGATCACCTTTGCTGGTCGGTCCATGCGCCGGCGGCCGAGCGCAAGCTGCTCGACCGCGATACCAGCGCCTGGCAGGGCTCGGCGGCGGCCGGGCGCATCGTGCCCCACGATCTCCGCCTCGTCACGGATATCGCCGTCACCCTGCAAGCGGTGGGCGCCGGCTGGACCTGGACCCTGGCGAACAAGAACAACCCCACGCGCATCATGATCTTCGACGGCGCCGGCAACGCGGCCGATGCGACCGTCGACGTGATCCTGCGCGGCATCGCAGCATAGGAGGCCCGCCATGCCCTGGCCCGTGGACGATCTCGTGACAGACGCCCTCGATGCCGGCACCGACCGCCCGCCCCGCGCCGAGTTCCTGAAGCTGTTTCAGCGCGTCAAGACCGTGATCGCGGGGCGCGGCACCGCAAGCGGTATCGCCGCCCTCGACACCCGCCGCCGCGTGCCCGATTCCCAGCTGGGGCGGGGCGTCGCCGGCGGCGTGGCCTCCCTCGATGCCACGGGGCGGCTGCCCACGGGCCAGCTTCCGATATTGCCGGACCCGCCGCAGCAGGTGCCGCCCGGCACCGTCATCATCCACGCGGGCGGAAGGCCCCCCGGCTGGCTTACCTGCATCGGCTCGGCCGTAAGCCGCACCACCTATGCCGCGCTGTTCGCCGCCATCGGCACCACATACGGCGCGGGCGACGGCACGACCACATTCAACCTGCCCGATCTGCGCGGGCGCTTTCCGCGCGGCATCACCAGCTCCATCGCGCTCGGCGATACCGGCGGCGAGGAGGAGCACACGCTCACCGTGGACGAGCTCCCGGCGCACCGCCATCGCATCGGCACCCAGGCCGGCGCGGGCGATAGCGCGGCGAGCACGGCCCAGGGCGCCGCCAACGCCGCCCTCGACGCCTTCACCCAGGAGGCCGGCGCCGGCCAGCCCCACAACAACATGCCCCCCTATATCAATCTGAACTTTTTCATCAAAAGCTAGGGGCGTAAGGCTCAGGCCACGGCGACGGCGTCGATCTCGACCTTCCACTCCGGCCGCACCAGGCCGGCCACGACGATGGTCGTCGACGCGGCCTTGTGGTCGGCACCCAGGTGCTGCCGGCGCGCAGCCGCGAGCATCGGCACGTAGTCGGCGTCCAGCATGTAGGTGATGGTGCGCACGATGTTGGCTGTCGTCATGCCGGCGTCGGCGAGCACGGCCTCGATGTTGTTCCAGACGCACGCGATCTGCGCCGCCACGTCGTCGGGCGCGGTGCCGTCGGGACCGACGCCGACCTGCCCCGATATGTGCAGCAGGCGCGAGACGTCGACGGCCTCGACGCCGTGATCGTAGTGGCCGAAGGGTGCTGCGATCTCGTCCGGGTTGTATGTCTTGAACATCGTGACCTCCTGCTACTGTTGCATTGAAGTATCGCCTGGTTCCTCACTGTCGCTTGTCGCGGAGGGTACGATGT